TTTTTAAAATTAACGTATGATACATTGGACACAAGTATTCATAATTAGGTAAAAAAAGTTCTTTAATCTCAACTTTTTTTGTTACAATCATTTTTGTTCTTTTATTAGTGTGCCAACATGACCTCTGTAAGCTCTGTTTCCAAAATGTGTTAAGGGCATTGCAAAATCTGCCCATATCTCTCCATCACAATGTTCTGTCCATAACCTAGAAAAATAATAATCTTCAGATAAATATCTTATTTGATCTAAGGTTTTGTAAGGACCAACAGCGAATAAATCATAGCAGTTGTCAGATCTATAATGCTTTCCGTTTACAATTTGATCTGTTTCATATTTTCTTTCAGGAAATTTTTTCATCATAGTTCTAAACACTTGTCGTTTAGTTAACATCATTCCAGTCGCTGCTTCGTTAACTTTAAAAAAACCATTTTCACCTTTTAGATTGTTTGGATTGTCAAAATTAACATTATAACCTAAACACCTTGCTTCTATCTCATCGGGCGTGGCGTTGGGGTTGTCATCAAATATACTTTTAAGTTTTTCAAGATGTATATGTTTTCTAGGATATACGCCACAAACCACATCTTTGTCTGCACATATTAATCTTTGTATATTATCTGATGTAAAACCAATATCTGCATCTATAAAAAGTAAATGCGTAGCAACAAAATCTGTCTGATCCAACATCATTGACACAATAGTATTACGTGCTCTTGTTATTAAGCTTTCATTACCCATGGATTGTATGCGTAAAGCCACTCCAGATTGCAAGCACCACTGTTGCAAGTCTAATAATCCGTGCATGGTGGCCTCAGATAATAATCCCCCATACATTGGCATACCTAAAAATATTTTAAAGTTTTTATCTTTTAATTCTTCTGGTCTTAACATTATTTATTTTTGCTATCTTTCGTTACTCTATTAAATCTATTGGTGAAGTATAAAGAAAATTTATTAGAGATGTGATTGAAATCCTCATATTTTTCTAAATGATAGTGTAGTTTAAGTTTTTTTTCAGTCAATGGTAATAATTGAGCTAGGGGTTTACCCGCTAAAAACATTGTCTCTTGGAACTCATTAGGATAAATAAAAGCGTTTATGTGGCAGCTGTCTTGTATTTTAAACCTCATGATACCAGATGGTATATGAATTAGAAAAGGGTTTAGACCCCAATGAAAACCAGTGAACAAAAACTTTACATCATGCTTACACCTTAATGACCATGGGGCTACTATTTTAAAATGAAAATACTTATCGTCATTAAGATATAGATTCCATTGCTCTGCCTCATGAAAATCTACTTGTGTTTGATTATCAGAATACCTAACTACAATATTTTTTTTCTCTTCATCTTTATAAATAACAAAATCACTCCAATTGGGTATTGTTATACCGGAGCTAAACATATCTCTTATTCCTGTGCATGTTCTTAAAGATCCCTGAGGGACAGGTGTTTTAGAAATATTAGCTGGTGTTTTCTTAAACCATTTAGGTATAAACTTATGTGTATAGTCTATTGGGTGTAATTCCAATACTTCTTTTCTGTAAGTGACGACATCTAAATGTAACGAGGGTTGCAAAAACTTTAACAACATTAATAAAAAAAATTGTTAATCTCTTTTGGTAAATTATTATTTATATAATCTATTTGATAATCTGTAAGAGTATTATTTTTGTTAGATATTTTTTTATTGGTTATAACACCTTGATCTACATAATTATCGATTGTTTGCCATTGTGGATGTTTTTTAATTAATTCTTGTTTAAACTGTATTCTTGTAAGAACATCAATAACATTAGGTTGTTCTAACATTTTTTCTTGGTTCATGACTATCATATTGCATCTATGAGCAGACCTAATCCAGTTTACGTGAAAAGTCAGCCACACTTGTAAAGCCTTTGGCATACTCCACTTACACTCAGAATTGCTTATTACTAATTGGGGGTCAGTGTAATTAGGAAAGTTAGATAAACCATACTTGTTGACAAGATCCATACTTGAATCTTTAATACTACTTAACCATCTCATTGGCTCTTTATAACAAAATATTACTGGTGTGTTTTGTGCTAATCTTGATGTTGCGTCCTCTGCGTCACCATTGTGTTTGTATGACCAATGTCCGTAATCATTTTTGTTACCATATTCTGCAAAGAAATTATTATCTATAAGAAGTTTTGCATAATTAGTGCAAGTTCTTTGTATGCCAAATATGTAATATTTCATGACACCTGTATATTCCCTGCTAAACTTATTCTTTCATTGTCATTGTTTGGCAATACCTCATGAGGCACATAACTATTAAAAATTAACAAATCATTTTCATAAGGTGTAAAAACATAATCTTTATAATAACAATAAGGATAACCTGGATTATAAAATTTTATTTCTGACGAGTCGTCTGATGTCTGAACATAAAAAACAAAAGAATACTCAAATGACTCTAAACCATGCACATGTAGACTGTGGTAATTATGAGGCTTATAAGCTTGAAACCAAGAATTACGATGAGTAAAATTATCTTTGTTTAATATATTTTTTACAAACGACATCACATAAAAATCAATATGTTTACGTAAATCAACAAAATCATCAGATTCTAATATTTTATTATTATTATAAAAAGTTGTTAAATTTTTTGTAAAGTATTTAAATTGTAATTTATTTATTTTCTTCTTTGTCTCGTGATTATCAAAGTTTTTAGTTTTAAATAAATAAAAAGAATTTACAAAATCAAATTTTTCTGCTTTTAACATTTTAAGATTTTTTTGTACTAGCAGGTGCTCCCAATAAATCTCTTTTGTCAAACTTATAATCTTTATACTCTCCCTCTTGGTCTACATAATGTAGAAACACAGTTATAAAATGATCATGTGTGCAATATTCTCTCCAATGGATTTTTTCCATGCCCTTAAAAATTATTGCATTGTTAGGTATCATAGGAAATGTGTGATCTATTCTGTACTTATTAAAGCTTTTATCACTATCAAAGTATTTATATTCAGAGGTCTCATCCTTTTCACCGACATAGATATTGTATGGCTTGTCATACGGATCTGCACCTAAGCATAATGCAACTGTATATTCGCAAGAGGGTCTATCTTTATGTATTGGTAAGTCGGACCCCTTATCATAAATTCTAAAATAAGAATATGTTGGCCATAACTTTTTATTTACATTCTGTTCAACTACTGGTGTAGATAAATCAAGTATTGTTTCCATTAATCCATCACCGTATTTACCAATTAATGAGTTGGTTTGTCCGTCTATATTATCCACGGCGTGGTTAGAAAATTTAATTAGTGAGTACGAGTAACATACTTGTAGTAACTGATCTGGTAAAAATTTTTGTATAAACTGAGGTGTCATGCAAACCATCCTATTATTGCGTATCTAGTTCCTTTAGTTATTTTATTTACTTGATGAGGAAACATAAAGTTAGAGGGAAAAATAATAACATCTCCTATGTTTTGCGGGTATTGTATTTTACCACTTGGAATATCAAATACAAACTCACCCCCCTCGTAATCATTGTTAAGGCATACAGAAGCGGATAGCTCTCTTAATGGCACCGTATGTCCATAGTCGGTGTGAAACTTGTAACCAGCTTTATAAGAATTTTTTTCGTATTTTAAAAAATCTATTGCTGAATTTTGTCTAACATTACAATAGGAAAATTTTTCTTTGTATACATTTATTGCTTCCCAAAGTTTTTGTTTTACTAGATTAGATATAATCTTTTGACCAAAAGAATTAGTAATGTGAACATTAGCTGAAATACAATTTCTTATATCTTTATTAAGACCGCCCACGGTTGTGGCATCAGCCATATCATTGTTATCATAATAGTTGATTATTTTTTCGCAGAGATTTTTTGGAAAAAATTTTCTAATTTCTAAGATGTAGTCTTGCACTTAGTAAGTTATACTATGCCCAGTAAGGTAAGTTTCTCTCTCTGAATTAGCTGCGGTAATAGCTGCATCGTGTGCTTCTTTTATCTTTGCTTTAAATGTAGTGTCATCATTAGCTGCTGCTAGTGCTGTTCTATCAACTGCTGCCATATCTGCATCGTATTTATTATTCCAAAGATCTTGTGCTTCACATCTAATCACAACATTAGTAACCCACTGTGGTAAGTCTGATTGTGTTGCGATTGTTTCGTTAGGACTATCATCAGTTTTTTCAAGTTCCATGGTCCAAGTACCACCCTTGTTCCAACATTGTAAAGCGTGAACATCATTAGGTACCTCTGTATGAGATCTAATGTTTAACCATGTTTTATTATCAATATAAACGTCTGACTCTGTATTACCTGTGCCAATTGCAGGTCCATCATTATTCACGAGTTGATAGTCTCCTGAACCCTGTCTGTAATAAACCTCATTGTCAGGATTAGGCCCAGAATCAAAAATAATTGTCAATCTAGATGTGATTGTTGTGTTATTTATTGTCATTGACATGTTTGTTTACCTTTTTACCTTTATTAACTTTTACCTTATTATTACTTAATTGTCTAATAGTTTCATCCTCTAAATCAGGATTTTTATCTCTTATAGCATCTTGATGATCTCCTAACAAAGCAAAAATACTCATTGCATTAGTCATTAAATTTTTAGCAGAATCGCTACTTTTAAAGATATTTTCCATAGCAGTATTTGATTTTACCATTTCATTTCTAAATGACTCTGTAGCAGCTTGTGTGCCTATCATGTGTTTTGAATTTTCTACTAGTAGCAAAGGAATCCAAGCTATTGAACATCCCCATTCTTGAACCATAGCTCCTGTCTGCGGGTGATTGCCTTGTAACATGTTATACCAAATACATTGATGTTTTATGCACTTCTTCTTAAGAAGAGGACACTGCCCGTCAGGGTCAAATATTGGCATTAATCTTTGTTAGCGATGATAACGTTTGCATACTGTACGTTCATATCAGGCACAGAAATTGTACCTCCTAATGATGAACTACCAACAGTGAATGGATGTGTATGAGAACCTCCACCACCTGCAGAGCCAGTTGGGTTAGGTCCTGGGTTATCAGCGGCAGGTTTCAAACCACTACCTCCACCACCAGGTGTACCTGACTTTGGACCAGGATGTTGATGTGATGCTAGTTCTGGAGTTGATAAAGTGTGGCCACCAATAGTTCCACTTACAGAAACTGTAGCAGAAGTAAGATCTGTGTTTTTGGTAGCTTTAAATGTATCAAAAAAAGAGTCTGCACCACCAGTGCCACCACCTGTTCCTGTCACAATTGACATTGCAGTGTTAGCTAGTTCTGATGCAGTTTGTTTTGTCCAGCCTGTAGGTGCAGCAGAATTATTAAATACCATTGATGTGCCACTAGGAAAAGGATCAATACCTGTTAAAGCCGCACCACTACCTGTATAAGAAGTAGCAGCAACCACACCGTTTGAATTTAATGTAATATTTTGAGTGACAACTTTTTTACCTGAAGCAACAGTAACGTCTTCATTAAAAGTAGCGGCACCCTTAACTCCTACAGTTCCTAAAGAACCTGCGAATAAATCAACCATCTTGTTACCTTTGTTGTACATGATGGTGTGAGCACCTTGAGTTATGACAACTCCATTTGAAGTGTGACCTGTGGGTGCTACAGTTAGAGTTTGTGAACCTGTTGTATTATTAAAAAAGATATAATTTGATTCTACTGCAGGAACAAAAACTTTAATATCTCCAGTTAATGCACCTGTAAATTCAATAACTTTGTTTGAGGCTTCAGCAGTTGGGTCAGCATTATTTGTTGTTAATGTTACATCAGAAGATCCTGCTACTGATTTTGATAGATATCCTGCGCTAAAAGCGTCTAAAACATTTAAGTTTGTGTTGGTATTATTACCCCATGTATTGGCGTTTGCGCCAGTTGCCATAAGTTCTAATTTAAGTCTGTCTGAAAATGTACTACTCATTTTTATACCTCTTAAAAATATATATTTTTTGTGTCCTTAATCAACACTATTTTGTGTAAATATTATCTCCCATTACTAATACATCAGCAAGAGAATTGTCAAACATTAATTTAGCTTGGTTTTTAGTGCCTACCATGGCTTTACCAGGAAGATTCATAGAGGTATTTATTAACACGGGATATCCTGATAATTCACTAAAATAATTAAGCAAAGCATAGTAACTTTTGTTGTTTTTATCCACTGTCTGTATTCTACAAGTGCCATCTTTGTGTGTAATGTTTTTAAATTTATCAGTGTCTTTAACCCTAGCTTGATATAACATCCAAGGACTTTCATAATTTAGATCAAAATACTTTTGATAGTTTTCTTTTGTAACACTAGCTCCGTATGGTCTGAACCACGCTCTCTTCTTTATTTTTTTATTAATTACGTCCTTTGCATCTTTTAAGCAGGGATCAACTAATATTGATCTATAGCCTAACGCTCTGGGACCTATCTCCCCCCAACCTTGTCCCCACATTACGATTTTACCTTCTTTAAGATATTGTGCAGTTTGTTGAATTGTTTGTCTAGATGCATACCCAAAGTTTTCATCTTGTTGATGAATTTGATGTATTTTTTTGTGTAT